GCGTATGCCGGCTTTTCGTGCGCGGGTACGAATAGCGCGGCTTCGAATGCGAGTGCGAATGTCGGCTCCCGGCTTTGCTTTTTACCCGCTTGAAACGACACGTAACGGAACGCATTTAACAAAGAAGTTTAACTACGGCGGGCTTTCGAAGTAGCTCAAATTAGGACGAATGCCCGCCGTTCAATTTTTCGCAAAAATGGAAAACAACAGGCAGGACGACGGAAGTTTAGCTTTCTTGCAGATTGAGCCGGACGCGAATAACAAGCACTTCAATTGTTCGGAAATAACCCAGCAGAAGTTAATTAACCTTTCTTTTTGGGTTATTGACTTCTTGGACGACGTTAAAACGAAGTTCGGAACCGGTCGCTTCTTGGTTAAGATTAAGTTCAATAAAGAAGACCCGGATAAAGACGCGCGGAAGTTCTTTACCAATTCGCAAGAAATTAAATATATCCTTGGGAAGATTAAGGAGCGTAACGCCTTCCCGCGTAAAGTAACTATGCGGGCTTCGGGAACAAGGTATTATTTCGAGTGAAAATAAAGGCGGTTTACCCTTGGGGCGTGCTTTTCGGCGGTAATGCGAATAACAGCGCGAATGCCGGCTTTTCGTACGCGAATACGAATAACACGGCTTCGAATACGAATGCGAATGTCAGCTCCCAGCTATGCAGATTTTAACGGGGTAAAAACCTTGCCACTTGGCAAAAAACAACAACTATTTAAGGGGTATTAGTAGGACTTCCCGAACATTCCCTAAGGAATCAGCAAATAAGTAGTGCGATGAAGCGAATAGGTAACTTGTACGAGAAGGTTTGTTCTATCGAGAACTTGCAGCTTGCGGACGAAAAGGCCCGTAAGGGTAAGTTACGCACGTACGGAGTTATCGAACACGATAAAAAACGGGAAGTGAACCTATTGAAGTTGCGCGAAACCTTGCTAAACGGTACTTTCCATACATCGAAGTACGACGTATTCACTATTTACGAACCCAAAGAACGGGAAATATACCGCTTGCCTTACTTTCCCGACCGTATTTTGCACCACGCTATAATGAACGTCTTAGAGCCTATTTGGGTTTCGACCTTCACGGCGGACACTTATAGCTGCATTAAGAACCGGGGGATTCATGCGGCCGCGAAGAAGGTAAAACAGGCCCTACGGGAAGACCCGGAAGGTACTACGTTTTGTTTGAAATTGGATATTCGCAAGTTCTACCCTTCGATTAACCACGACGTGCTAAAATCCATTCTGCGCCGCAAGTTGAAGGATAAAAGGCTACTTCGCCTACTTGACGAAATTATAGATTCGGCGGACGGCGTACCTATCGGAAACTACCTAAGCCAATATTTCGCTAACCTCTATTTAACCTACTTCGACCATTGGATAAAGGAACAGAAGCGGGTAAAGCACTACTTCCGCTACGCGGACGATATTGTAATACTTGCTTCGGATAAATCCTACCTTCATTCCTTAATGGGCGAAATTAGGGCGTATTTGGGGGATTTGAAATTAGAGGTTAAAGGGAATTGGCAAGTTTTCCCCGTAGCGGCTCGCGGTATCGACTTCGTAGGATATGTATTTTTCCACACGCATACCCGAATGCGAAAGGGCATTAAAAAGACTTTTTGCCGGCGGTTGGCGAAGCTGAACAAACGGAAAAGGCCATTATCCGAAAAGGACTTTAAGCAGGCTATTTGCCCTTGGTGGGGTTGGGCGAAGTCTTGCGATAGCAAACACTTGATTAAGAAACTTTCTAAAACATCGAAGTATGAAATCAAATTCAAACGATAGACCGCCCATTTTGCAGGACTTGGGCAACGGCAGTTGGCATTACAACTACAATATTACCGAAGTGGAAGTAACGCCGGAACCTATGGCCGAAGCAGAAGGCGACCAGGTACCGGCCGCAAGGAAGGCGTACGATTACGACACGGTGGAAGTATGGGGCCGGCCGGATTACGACAAATGCGTAAAGGCCGTTTTGCGTTCCCGCCGGGACGAAACCGAAGAATTTAGCCTTATCAATAAGTACAACGCTTTCGTACTTGGGCTATCGACGGACAAAGCGGACAAAACCGAATACGAAAATTACCTTAAAGAAGTGCTTGCGGTTAAAGCAATGGTTCGGGCCGACCTTGCCGCCGCCGGTATCGACGTAGGGGCAGCGGGAATTTAAGCTATGGAAAATATCTTACAGACCTTCGGGCCGCAACTTATTATTATAGCTTGCGTTTACGCGCTTGTTTTGTTCGTGGTCTTCCTTGACCTTTGGGCCGGGATTCGAAAGGCCAAACAACGGGGGGAATATCGGTCTTCGTACGGATTGCGTAAGACAGTAGACAAAATAAGCCGGTATTTCAATATGATACTCGTAATTACATCTATCGACGTGGTGCAAATGTTGGCTATTACGCAGCTAAATCCGCAGACGAACCACACTTTACCGGTATTGCCGTTTTTTACGTTTATCGGGGCTATGTTCGTGGGATTTATCGAATTAAAGAGTATCTACGAGAATAGCGAAGCCAAGGAGCGGGCCAAAATCGGGGATGCGGCTAAAATCCTTTCGCAAATCATCCAGCATAAGGACGAACAGGAGATTATAGCCGGGGTTATCGAGTATCTAAAAAAGGAAAAAGAGAAAGGGGGCGACAATGAAACTAACGCTTAAACGGCGATACTTCGCCGAAACCTATACTATCGGTACGCTGTTTATTGACGGGGTGCGTTTTTGCGATACCTTGGAAGACAAGAACCGGGACGACAACCGAAACGGCAAATTTGACAATGGGGAACAGAAGGTAAAGAACGAAACGGCTATACCGTTCGGAACCTACGAAATAACCGTAAACCGTTCGCCGCGCTTCGGGCGCGACCTTCCTCGCCTTTTGAACGTACCGCATTTCGACGGCATTCTAATTCATCGTGGCAATACCGGTAAGGACACTTCCGGCTGTATTTTGGTCGGAGAAAACAAGGTAAAGGGGCGGGTTATCAATTCCACGCCTTACGAACTTGAACTTACAAAGCGGTGTAAGGCCGCAATAGCCCGGAAAGAAAAAATCACTATCGAAATCGTATGAAAACAAGAACCTTTATAGCTATTCTTTGGGGGATTGCGGCCGTTTCTTTTATCGGGTGTTCCACGCCGCGAAAGTTGGCCGGCAGCACGAAGGAAACGGCTAAGACCGAAGAAAAGCGGAACGAAACGACGGCGGCCGAATTTCGCCGGACGGTAGACAATACGAAAACCGAAGGCGTAGAAGTAACCTATACGAAAATCGAGTTTTTCCCGCCGAAACCCGATACCCGGCAGGCAAAGCCGGACACTATGCAGGCGGGCGGCCCGTCTAATCCGGTTGCAGACACGCCCAAGAACCGGCCGAAGGAACCGAAAGAGAAGCAGCCGCCCGATACCGGAAGGCAGGGAGCTATTAAGAGTATCGAAACCTTCACGGTAAAACAGAAGGCCGAAGCTACCGGGGTAACGCAGGAAGAACAGAAGACGGAAACGACCAAAACGGAAGAAGTGAACACGGACACCGATAAGGAAACCGATATTACCGAGAAGCCGGCGGCCGACCCGTACAGGTGGCGTTACATTTTCGGGATTTTGGTACTATTGGCGGTTGCCTTTTTCTTTCTTCGGAAGACGAAGGTATTTACGGCTGTAGCCGCCTTCTTCCGCAAATTGTTTTAGCGGAGATAAAAGGAAAGCACCCAAAAGGGCCTTAAAAATGGGTTCCTTTTTGGGTGCCTTGCGTGTAAAACCTTAATAGTTAAGGTTGTCTGCGGAGAGGAGGGCTCCGGCATAGAACTTATGTTCGGGTGCGCCGAGTACCGGATTGTCCATGTGCAGATAGCTGTAATTGGTTTCGACCGACCAATGGGGGTGAATACGGTAAGCAGCTTCCACTTCGACTCCGGTGTTGTCTATTTTCCCGGTGTTCATGTTCAAGGGTGTCGCTCCCGCACGAGGTACGGCGACGATCAGATTTTTCCCGTCGATATAAAAAACATTGATACCATACGACAATCTTCCGTCGAGTAAACGTTGGGCGAAGGCCAGTTCGTAATTCCACATGGACTCTGGGCGAAGGTCGGGATTTTTGGGCGGGAACATATACATTTCCCGTATGGTAGGATAGCGAAATCCTTTGCCTGCACTTGCTTTCAATTCGATGGAGCCGGGTAAATGGAACGATAATCCCGCTTGTGGAATCCATTCCGTACCGATATGTGAATGGTGGTCGATACGTATACCGGCATCGAGGGTGAGCCAATGGCTGATGTCTTGCCGAAAATCGATATAACCGGCTATTTCGTGCTGTACTTTATCGACGATGTGTTCACGTTCTCCGTTTCGTTCACCTTCGACGTAACGGTTTTGTGCTTTGCCACCGAAGCGGTAGTAGTCAACTCCGGCAGTCAGGCGGTTGCCGGTAAAAAGCTGTGCGCTTTGATACCACGATATGCCCATCATATCGTCGTGCGAGTCGAACCGGTATGGTTTGGGGTTATTCTTGTCGTCGAGGTTGGTGGTATAACCGCTCGTTGATCCAATGGTCTCCCCAGTTGTAGAAAAAGCTCACAGCTC